GAAAGATACGAACACTATTTAATGCACAAAGCACCTGAATTATTGGGTATTCCTGAATTTGAATTACAACATCTTTTAAAGGCTAAGGATAGGGGCATGGTAATTGTAAGCGATAAGCGTGTAATAAAGGCGAATAAGCTTAACATCATTCACGGCCATGAATATCCATCAGTTTTCAGTCCAGTAAACATAGCAAGGGGATTGTATATGAAAGGCAAGGTTTCAGCTTTGCAGGGCCACAATCATCAAAGCAGTACACATACGGAAACTGACATGAATGGGGATATAGTTACGACATGGAGTGCAGGTTGCCTTTGTGAATTGAATCCTGCCTATATGCCTTTAAATAAGTGGAATCATGGATTTTCAATGGTAGATCTAAGTAGTAACGGTAAGGATTTCCATGTACGAAATTATCGTATTTATAAGGGTAAAATCTTATGACAGACGAAGCGCAAATACAACCCGATTTTCTGCCAGTCGATAATGAGCTTTTGCAGATTATCGAGGTTCAATGTATGCTTCTCGCTACGATTGCAGATAACTGCGACTCAGAATATAGAACATATGATGATGAAATTGAGGACATGAATGTAATAAAACGAAACGCTTATAAGGTTATTTTTGCAGCACAAAAGAAACTACTTAAATTTATTAAGGATTATGAACAAGGGAATACCGATAATTCGAAGGTTTGAGGGGTTAAGGCTAAGAGCATATATCTGCCCGGCGGGAAAAATTACAATCGGTTGGGGCAATACGTTCTATGAAAATGGCAGCAAAGTTCAAATGGGCGATCGAATAACCTTAGATCGGGCGGATAGATTATTGTTTCATATGGTTAATATGTTCGAGGCTGAATTATCAAGGCTTGTAAAGTCTAATATCAATGAGAATCAAAAAGGCGCACTAACATCATTTATATTTAATTTGGGAAGCACTAAGTTCGGCAGAAGTACTTTGTTAAGAAAAGTAAATGCGAATCCAAATGATCCTACAATAAAAGATGAATTTATGCGATGGGTTGGAAAGGACCCAAAAACTATCAATGGTTTAAGGAATAGGAGGAAGGCAGAAGCTGATTTATATTTTTCATAAAGTTTACTTTTTGAGTTATATCGGTACCATATGTACCAAAAAAGCCGGGATATTACACCCGGCTATTATACTGCCGCTCCCTTTAATAATCACTAACTTACTAACAGTTTAATAATTATAAGCGGCAATGACATTAAACCAAATCGAATAAAGTAGGTACTGATAATTTGTGCATCATTGCTTTTACATAATATATTCCATCATTGAAATATTCACTATTTAATTCAACGCTAACAGCTTTCCTTTGCATCTCAATAGCTTTGTAAGCTGTCGAAAATAGACCTCCAAAAGGATCATCTACAATCTCGCCTTTCATGGTATATCTATTTATAAGCCTTTCAATAATGTCAAACTGCAAAGGGCAAATGTGTTTTTCTTTTTTAGAATGTACTTGATGTGCATTTAAAGTGTTCATTCTATTTACATCAGTCCATACTAAATCATTATTTGAGTGAACAGGCAAAGTCATAAAAGTAGAAGATAATTTTTCAAGTTCATCCAGATCTTCGCAAATTCTTAAATGTTCTTTAAAATCATAAATTTCAGATTGGTTTAATTTTTTCCATGCAGATACAATCTTTTTAACTTCCATTTTTTCAAGTTCATCTTTTGTCATAAACCTGTCGCCGCTGGATCTTTGGTAAGCGTGCGCATCTAATTGCCATAATGCTTTTTTATATTCTGATTTATCTTTTTGAACCGGGAAATCTCCATAAGCGTTATTCATTTCAGACGGAGCTTTTCTAAATAGCAAAACATATTCAGGTAACCCCACTCCCATCTTTGTAGCATCTTTACATTGTTCACTCCATCCTAACCTATATGTTTGATTATTTTCAGCTACTACATCTGTAGTGACCGTTATTTTACCCATAAGATAAAATCCATGCTTTAAAAAGTGTTGAACGGTTTGACCGCTGAAATCTGAGATAGTGGTAAATGATGTTCCGTTTTGGTAACTATAACGGATGCGATCTTTAACGTGAATAGCTGCAATACGGCCAGGCTTTAGTACTCTAAGTAGATTAGGTGTTAAATAATCCATTTGTTTAAAGAAATTATCATTACCATGATTATGCCCGAAATCATTATAATTATCTGAGTATTCATAATGATCTCCGAAAGGTATTGAAGTTAAGATCATATCGACTGAATTATCAGGCATCTCTTTTTTGTCAGCATGAACAATTACAGTATCATTATTGTAAAGTGTTACATTGTCGTAAACTAATTTGCGACCATTAGCGAAGATTTGACGTTCCATTTGTGATTTGATTATATTGTTATTTAATCCGTTTTCTTTTACTAATTCTATCATTTGATTATTTAATTCAATATGTTTTGCCCATTTTTCTTTTAATGTTTTTAATACTTCATATTCATTCTCAGTATAAATAATATGTACATTTACGGTCTTAGTTTGACCGAATCTATAACATCTATGTATAGCTTGTATAAAATCATTGAACTTGTAATCTATTCCTGCGAAAATCATATTATTACAATGATCTTGAAAGTTACATCCTGATCCTGCAATTTTAGGTTTAGTTAATAGGTATTGATATTTACCTTCACTAAATCCTATTAATAGATCTTCTTTTTTCTCATTTGGTAAACCTCCGTAAACAGATGCGTAATTATCTTTTTTAAAATTACTTTCTAATGTTTGACGTTCACTTTCTAAATGATGCCAAATAATAACATTATCATTTATTGATTCAGCTATATCACAAGCTTTATTAATACGTGCAGGTAAACTATCTCTTTTTTCTTTACTAACCTCTAAAAGTGATTTGCTAAGATCTTTAAATAAAATAGGTTCTCCCCACTTATTTAATGGCTGATCTTTTAAATCATATCTTATACAATGTTCAATTATGTTTAATTCAGGTAGGTCGTATCCAGTTGAATCATAACCTAAATCTGCAGGTGTATTTATAAAAGCGGCCCATGTACTAACCCATTGCCAGAATTCTTTTTTCTTATTTTCGTAAAGTTTTAATTGACCGGCCTTTGTTGAATCTCTTTGAAAGAATCTTGTAAGTGCGTGACCTCTTGATATTACACCTAAATAATCAGCATAATTAAGAATCTCTATGAAATCATTTGGAGTAGGTGTTGCAGTAGCTACAAACCTAAATGGTACCTTTTTAAAATATGATAATACGAATTGCGTGGTTTCAGTTTGCAGGTTTCTTAAAATAGAAGCTTCATCAAAAGATACACCACAAAATAATTCAGGATTTATATCCCCTTTCCTTACACGTTCGTAATTTGTTAAATATATCTGAATATTTGCATTTTCAAAATTATCGGTATCGGTTATGTATGTAACATCATATCCGGTTCCTAACTTACGATTGTCACGTTTAAATTCTCCACTTACACCTAACGGGCAAACAATAAGAAAAGGTTTACCAGTGTGATTAATAAGCTGCTTAGCGATCTCAAGCTGCATAAAAGTTTTACCTAATCCGAAACTTGCAAATATTGCACGTCTGCCACCTTTAAGGCAAAAGTCTACAATATCTTTTTGATGTGGAAAAAGCTTTTCAGTAAATTTTAGATTTTCGGTTTCAATGCCAAAATTTTCGGCAATGATTACCTTCCCTTTTAGGAATGATTGATAATCTTTGTTCATTGTTTTAGGTTTTTTGGTTTACAAATATATGGTTAAAAAGTTATATCATTATTTTCTATATCTACAATACTTTTAAATAATTGTATCTCATTCTTAAAATCTAATTCGCAAGTCATAAGCATCCCGTTTCTTTGTTTCATGATCCTTATCCTGCGTTTATGTTCATAACTTACATCGCCTGATCTTTCAGCATCATTAGCACCCCAAAGCATTAAGATAAGATCTGCATCCTGTTCAATGGCGCCAGATTCACGAAGGGCGGATATTGGAGGCGGCACATCCCATGTACTATTTTTTACTCCATCCCTACTTAACTGTGATAAAGCAATTATTGGTATTTCTAATTCTTGCGCAAGGTTTTTAAGTTCACGGCTAATTGTGGCAATTTCCTGCTCACGATTGTTTTTAGATTCTCCCTGCATTAATTGTAGGTAGTCGATAACGATAAGCCCGATATCATGTTTCTTTTTTAACCTACGGGCTTTTGCTTTTAAGGATCGTAAATTTACTGCATTCGCGTCATCAAAGAATATCTTATGTTTTGATAGGCTTTCGGCTGCCTCATTCAATTTTTTATAATCTGAATCTTCAAGCCTACCTGTCTGCAATTTGTTCAAAATAATGTCCGATTGCGCTGCAAGCATTCTAAGGGCCAAATATGGCGATTTCATTTCGAGTGACCATATACCTACCCCTGCACCATTGAGGGCCGCATTTCGCACCAAATTAAGCGCAAAGGCGGTTTTACCTAT